ATGCCTAATAAAGATACATTCAGTATGAAACCTGTTAAGGATTTTGTCGAGCATTGGATTGATACAGTATACACTGATTATCACTATGCTGCTATAGATACTGCAATAGATAAACCAGTTGTTATAGACCCATTTGCTAGAAACAGTAAGTACGGCACTATAACAAATGATCTTAATCCTGATACCGATGCTCAGTATCATATGAAAGCTGATGAGTTTCTAGATATGTTATTGGACTCAGGGGAACAAGCTGACGTTGTATTGTACGATCCACCATATAGTCCAAGACAGATCAGTGAGTGTTACAGTGCTAGTGGTATAAAGACTACACAACAAGATACACAGAGTAGTTTCTATACTAAAATAAAAGATCGTATCAGACCTCTTGTCAAACCTAATGGTATTGTGTTATCATTTGGATGGAACTCAATGGGAGTTGGTAAGAAGTTTGGTAAGTATGAAGAAATACTATTATTAACTCATGGTGGAGCGCATAACGATACCATATGCGTTGCTCAAAGAAAGGATATATAATATGAATGATTTATTAGGACTATTTTTATCTCATAAGTTTTATGATCAAAACAGACATCTAATAGCAGTAGACTTTTTTGAGAATGAAGCTAAGAAGATCTGGCGTAGTATTGAGTTGGGTCATGCTAGGTATGGCAGAGACTTGACCCCTGCTGAAGTTGAGCAGGTATTGTTCAGTGAGTTTAGGACAATGACTACTAGCCAGAAGAAATCTATGATGATGTTAGTTCGATCTTTACCAAAAGATATTGGTGAGGATGTAGCACAAGATGTTTTGAGAGATCAATTCAAAGCATACTTTGGTAGACAGTTAGCTGATCTTGGCATTGCCATGATGGATAACAAGGTTAATGATCTAAATAAAGTTACTGATTTAATTAATCGTTATCAAGAAAACTTTATGCCAAAAGAAACAATACAGGAGATTAAACATGACGTTGCATCTTTACTCCATTCTACTAGAGATGTTTCCAAATACAAATGGAACCTCAAAGGACTCAGAGACATCTGTCCAGGAATCGGACCCTCGACCTTCTCTGCTATCTTTGCTCTGGTTGAAACTGGTAAGACAGCCTTTCTTATATCTACGTTGTTTGCTCCGAAAGGTTTCATGGCTCAAGGTGCAAAGGTAATGATACTTGGCAATGAGGAACCTGTCGAGAGGACTGCACTGAGAGCAGTAAGTTCATTCACTGGTATGACTGATGCACAGATAACTGCCGACACAGTAAAGGCACATAATATGTGGGATGTATATCGTAATCAATGTGTGTTCTTAAATACTGATGAGGTTCCTTCGATGGAAGAGCTTGACCAGTTGATTGCCAAACACAAGCCTGACGTAGTTGGTATTGATCAGCTAGATAAGATGCAGATTGGTGGTAACTATGCCAGAGATGACATCCGTCTAGGTGAGATATACAGGTCTGCTAGAACATTGTCCAAGAAACATTCTTGTGCAATCATAGGTGTGTCTCAAGCAAATGCAGAGGCAGACGGTAGAACCGTTCTAAGATTTACTCAGATGGCAGGTAGTCGTGTGGGTAAGGCAGCTGAAGCTGATCTTATTGTCGGCATTGGCAAGGAGCAGGAAGATAGTGGTGAGGATAATAAACTCAGACATATTTACGTTAGCAAGAACAAGCTAGGTGGTAAGCATGGAACCTGCACTACTATTATTGAACCAGAAGTTTCTCGTTACATTGATTAAAAAGTTCTTGACAAACGAGAAAAAGTATGTTATTGAATGTATTCCCCTTCGGGGGGATACAATCTAATTAGGATTTATTATGAATAAAAGAGAACTACAAAGACAGATATATAATAATAATATCTTAGAGTTTATCTGGCATTCTGCTAAGAGTAATCCTAACTGGAACATAGAGACTGCTAAACTACTTGCATCTATGCATGGTTTAGATTATAAAGAAGTATATAAATTAGGTAGAAGTGCTAAAGTTAGAAGTAAATTTGTAGCTAAAGATTGGAATATCAATATTGAAAGGATGATTCAATGATTGAAGCAATAACTTGTTTAGCATTAAATATTTATTTTGAGTCTCGTAATCAACCAATAGAGGGTCAAGTAGCTGTAAGTCAAGTAGTATTGGAAAGAGTAAAATCAAAGAAGTATCCAGATACTGTCTGTGAAGTGGTGTTTCAGGGGCCGACATACTCTTGGTCTGTTAATTATCCTATTAAGGATCGTTGTCAATTTAGCTGGTATTGTGACGGTCTTAGTGACAAGCCAAGGGATGAAATAGCGTGGCTAAATTCACTGGAGGTTGCAGAAAAAGTATATTATGGCTTGACAGATACTGTAAAAGGTGCTACACATTATCATAGTGTAAAGGTAGATCCTTGGTGGGCTAAGTATAAAGTGAAAGTAAAACAAATTGGTGATCATATATTTTATAAGTGAGGAGATTGAGAATGAAAGATAAGTATGTAATTGTAGGGAAACCTTGGGGTGGATACGGTCAGTGGGAAGTTGCTTGTACGAGAGCAATGACAAAAAAGACTGCTGAAAAAAAACTAGAGCTATATAATGTAGGAGGTGTACCTGACAA